TTAACTCCTTATCTTCTCCAATTTATTCATCATATCTTTATCCATTTGCTCAGTAACATGACTATATATCTGTAATGTGGTTTTATGGTCTGTATGACCTACACGTTCCATAATCGCACGCAGTGAAACACCTAATTGCGATAGTAATGAGATATGGCTATGACGCATGGTGTGACTTGTCACATGCTTTTCTATTCCTATATTTTGAGCAGCTATTTGTATGTTCCTATTAATTGATGTAAGAGGTAAAGGGTTGCCTCTATGACTTGTGAATATAAAGCCCCTATCCACATACATAATTTCCCATTGAACAGCTTTCTTATTTTCTAACATAACCCTACGTAAAATGTCACAACTTCTAGTAGTTAAAGATATAGTACGATAAGATGACGCTGTTTTTGTGGTATCTTTGAAACCTACTTTGTTACCATCTTTGCGCCAGTGTATAGTGCCGTCAATAACAAGCTTCTTATTTTCAAAATCAATATTATCAGGTTGAATTGCTAGGAGTTCGCCAATACGCATACCATTTAATACTTGAAATTCAACTATGTAAGCAGTAAACAAGTATGACCTTTTCATATAGCTAGCACGCTTTTTATTAGCTATACGATTTAATTCTTCAATGATAGCCAGAACTTCAGCCATTTCTAAATAATTTTCACGTTTAGCTTTAACTTCTTCTCTTGTAGTCGCTTTTTTAGGCATTACAACATCGTCTATGTATGATATATCAGTGATGTGATATTTCTTTTGAGCGTAACGGAGTATATTTTTGATGATGCTTAAATCATCTTTAACTAATTTATGACTTAGTCCATCTTTTAACGAGGAGTTAATCAAATCTTGTATAACATCAGCATTCATATTTTCAACAAGAATATCTTTGTCTATGTTTCTTTTGATGTGAGCCACTTTATAGCTTTTAGTCGTAATGGTGGACTGTTTAGATCCAGATGTTAGCTTATAACGCTCAAACCACTCATCACATGCAGCATGAAAAGTTAACGTTTTTAGGTTAGTAGGTGTCTTGTCATTTAGCTTTGCCTCTATACGCTCATTTAAGCGTTTCTGAGCCTCTTTCTGTGATTGCTTACCATTCTTATTAAGCACAACGCTAGTACGTCGCCATTTATTTGTGAGTGGGTCTTTATACTTCTCATAATAGCGATATTTAGTTTCACCATGTTTATTAGTAAATTTCTCATGCCACATGTGATCACCTCCAAAAATTTTAAAAAGTACGTGAAGATACCCTAGTATTAAGTATTTGTTCTATAACATTGAGTTCTAATCGATTAGGAAGATGTTTATTTAAGTACTATACTCCATCTAATTCGTCAGAGATATTTCTAAGTATTTTTCCTACTTGATAAGTATTTATATCTTTCGGTAAAGAATGTTTAAAATAGTTATTGTTATTAGTTTCAACTTCATAAGTAATTTTATTTAGTTTTATTTTGCAATTTAAAATTCTCAAATATATTCTCCTTAACAAAATTTTTGTCTTCTATTTAAAGTTATATAGCATTATTAAGATGATTATTATACATATACCATACAATATACTCCAGATAGAATAAGTTTTTGTAGTGATGCTACCATCTGTTTTTATAAACATATAAACGTTATATAAGAACAATATTAAGCATATGCACCATAAAATCATAAGACAGCTTATAACGATAATCACTTTTTATGCCTCCCGTATATTTAGAGCCATTAAGATGATGCTAATTAAAATGGTCCAATTCATAAACGCTTAATGGTTCAAGTATAGTTATTCAAATACTGTAATGCTATATTACACTCCTAAATAGTTTGAAGATATATAATTTATAAGATATCCCATCAAACATAGCACCCCGATGCTTAATATAAGCACCGATATAGTCCTACAATTATTCTTATAATATAAACCCTCGTTTTGTGCTAAAAAGAAACTCAGTACATATAATATGATGCTGATCAAAAATAAAATTATGATAAATATTAACATAACAACCTCCTTTTAAATGATTACAGTTGATAAGAAATTACTTTTAGAACTATATATCTAATTGTTTAGCAATTTCTTCTAATGTGTATCTAATTTCTTTTAAAGTATGATTTTCTGAAAATGTATAAGTAAAAGTTTTCCCTTTATTTGTTTTTGCAGTAACAGTATATAAATCACTATCATATTCATAACTTATTTTATAGTTTAAAATTTTCATGATATAACCCCTTTTTTATTTAAAGATTTTTATACAGATATTTAACTCCCAAAATTTATTACCTTTTATATTCATTTTTTCTATGGTGTATTAGACATTGTACGATAGAACCACCACCTTGATTATTGTTATTTACAGTTCTCCTTTTTTAGCGAACTCAATTTTTTTATTTAAGTGTCTAGGAATTTTATTATTAAAAATTTTTATTAAGTCTTCATTAACTTTTTCGTTGTCTTTAAAGAAAGGATCATATTCTAATATTTCAGACATATACAAGGAATCTTCTTTTAATTTTTCTAGTTGTTCTATAGTGAGAGTGTTACTTAAATCGTTGTTGATATATTTTTCAGTGAAATATCTTAATAAAATTGATTTAATTTGATCCATTTTATCCACATAAATTTCTTGTTCAAAAGTATAATTTTCTAATGAAAATACTTCTATAAAAAAGTGTTCTAATAAAATATCATTAAAAGTCACATATTCATTATTAAGAATTTTACTAACTATATTTAAATCAGAATGATTTTTTAAAATCTCTTTGTTTTTCTTTTTAAGTTCTTGAATAGCGATTTTTCCTTTTTCAATAATAGAATTCAGTTTTTTTGGCAATTCTATTTCAACTTTTTCGAGAAATTGACTATATGTTAAGGGTACATAATTCTCTTCATTTATAGAACTTTCAATCATTCTTCTATTCTCTTTAGTTTGTATATCATTCATCATCATAGTAACAATTAATGATTTTTGATAAGTACCTTCTTCTTTAGGAATATTAAGTTTATCGTAATCAATATTTATATTTTTAACAATATAATTGTACATAGAACCATATAATAATTCGTCTAAACTTATATTACCTAATTCTGATATTTTTTTTAATCTTTTCTTATTTGGAAGTTGTTTTCCATTTTCCCAATTCGAAACTACTCCCGATTTTACAGGACTTTCTTTATCAATTTTTTCACCAAATTGATCCATAGTAAGTCCTAAGTGGCTACGAATTTTTCTTATCCTTTTACCGACTTCTACTTTATCCAAGTTATCACCTCAATAGTAATTATATAATATAAAGTTATGTTTTACTATGTTTTTTATTGACATTACAGAAATGCTATGTTTTACTATGTTTATCGGAGGTGATGAATATATGAATAAAATAGTAGGTTATAGAAAAATGCTAGGTATGACACAAGAAAAAATGGCAGAAAAATTTAATATTTCAGTACAAGCCTATCGAATGAAAGAAAAACAAAAGATTAATTTTAATCGAAAAGAGATGATTATTTTTAGAGATTTATTAAGAAAAGAATTATTTCCTAGAATTACTATTGATGAAATATTTTTTTAATCTCTTACTATGTTTTACTATGAAAAGGAGGCTAGATTATGCCATATACTAAATTACAAGATTTACCAACTAAAGAAAATGTAGTGACAGAACCCAAACAAGTAGTAGTTAAGCCAATCATGGCAAAGCCTAATGCAATAGCAAAAATGTTTGGTATATCTTATAGCACTGTGAACCGTATTCTTAAAGAATACGATAAAGATAACAAAGGTGTAGAAGGTTTATATTATAGTCTTTCATCTACTATGACAGTTATCTCTATTGATGGCTTTAAAGAATATTTAAGCAAACGTCATAAAGGTTGGCTTTAATTGGAGGTGTAAAACATGATGAAATTTACATTTAATATATTGGTTCTTTCAATAATCTCATTCATAAGTGGTTGGTTACTAGGTGTACATGTAGCGTTTGCTATTTATCTACTAGGCAGCACGATTGCACTATTAAATTATGAAAACTTGGAGGTTAAATAAGATGCAAATTAAACAAAAATATCAATTATCAAAAGTGGTTCAAGTATTAGAAAAAGTATTATATGAAAAAGATAAGGACATATTCTTATCAGCGAAAGATAGTTTTCATTTTATTACAGATTATCACTATAACGATACAGCGTTTTACGAACATATTTTGAAACTCGTTCATAAAGAGTTGTTTAACATTCTTGCTGAGGTAGATTTTGAAGATGAGGCGTTTTCTATTCTCGATGAAGTAACAATGACATTAAGTGATGTTATGAATGAAGATAAAGAAATTTACTACTATTCCGTTACAGATAACACGGGTGAACATGAACATACAACAGATAGAGAAGGAAATGTGATTGGCATTTTAGAATGGGCGTTGGATTATATTGTTGGAAATATTGAAGTGGAGTGATTCAATGGCTGCTAAATTAGATGTGAATAAAAAAATATCATGCATGCTATCAACTGGATTATTAAAAATGAAGAAGAAATTATATTTGAAAGTCAAAGTCAGTTAAGTTTCTTCAGTCGTGAAGATTTGGAAAAAATAGACTACTGTAAGCGTACTTTAGAAAGTTTAATTGAAGCTAAAGAAATCTATAATAAACAAAAAATTAGTTAAGGAGTTAAGCAATAATGGAGTGGGAATTAAGAAATTTATTTGATGATTTAGAAGTAGTACAAGAGAAAATTAATGATGTCGTAACATCTTTTGTATGGTTTGATGATGAGTATTTCACACATGAACCTAATCATATGCTAACTAAAAAAGAAATATATACGCATGGCTGGAAATATCACGAGCACCGTATCAAAAACACACAGGTTATTGATTTAATGCTTATGTATATGAAAGATTTTGACGACATTATGAAAAAAATCCGTGAAATAGAAAAAGCGTCATCAGCGAAGTTTGGCGACAGAACTGATAACGCATAATATACAAAATTTATAAAACACAAGAGCAATAAGAAAATACTCCATTTGTATTATAACATCTTTGCTCTTGTTTTAATACATTGGAGGTATAAAATTGAGCGTAATTCAATTAGAAAATGATACTCAAGTGAGTGTGGTTTGGTATGGAAATGAAAAATCAACTTCATTCAAAAACATCTCTCGACCTAACTGGAGTGAATTAATTAGTCGTTTATCCATTCCACAAAACAATGGGAATAAGTACGCTAGAGGTACAGCAGTATATGGTGATGTTGCTGATGGTGTAGATGATAAAGGTAATGAGTATCAAAAGTATAGAAATGATGAAAATGTACTTTATAGAGATGTACTTGCACTTGATTATGATGATGAAAAAGATTTAAACATGCTAAATAAGTCTATTAAAAGCGAATTAGAAGGCTTTGCGTGGTTTTGGCATACAACATTTAATCATACAAATGAAAGTCCTAGAATACGCTTGTATGTGCCACTGAGTGAGCGTATAAGTGCTAATGAATATCGTGCATATGTGAGAACACTAGCACAAAAAATTGCGTGCAAAATTGATGAAGGAAGTTATCAACCGTCTAGGGCTATGGCGTTACCAGTCAGAAAAAGTAGTGATAGTCCGTTTGAATTTCAATATAATGACGCTGCAATTTTAGATAAATCAACACTTAAAAAATGGGCTAAATTATTTGATATTTCTACTCAAGAAAATTCTACTCGAAATTTTAAAAGACGTGATCCAAGCCATTGGGAAGAAAAAGCCTTTGGCGTTAGTGAAGGTGGGCGTAATTCTTCACTAGCAAGCATTTTAGGACACTTATTTAATCGTAGAGTAAATGAACACATTATCTATTCTTTTGCCCAGATGTGGGGGCAATCATGCACGCCACCAATGAATGAACGTGAAATTAATACTACTTTTTATTCTATTATGAAAAAACATTACAACAATTAGAGAGGAGTTTTCTATGAAATTTACTAATGATGAAATTTTGAATGAAATCAATGAAAATTTAAACCGAAAATCTTACACACATGATTTTATTCCAGATGGTTATAAAGTGAAAACTAATAGTTATGGTGCAGCACTTTACCAAATTATCCCAAGTAAAAAAGATGGTGAACCAGATAGAGAAAAGTTCATCACTACTACTATTCCAGAAATCAATACTAGATATGAAAATATTGAAAATGGTGAAGTTAGTTATAATATGCACTTTATAGACGATAGAACACCAGTGAATTTAAGTGTTACTGCCGAAGAAATTACTGACAATAGACAACTCCTCAAACTAGCAAATAGAAAACTAGATGTAACTTCAAACACTTCATCAAAATTAGTTGATTATATTAATCAGTCCAAGAGATATAGTCCACCTATCAATATAAAGGTAGCAACTCGATTAGGCCATGTAAAAGATTACTTTATTTATCCATATAAAGACGAAATGGAACACAAAAATATAAAGTTTTTCAATAATGATAAAGGCTTTCAAAAGTTAGTCAATTCGTTTCAAAGTAAAGGTACAATTAAAGATTATTCAGAAAAAGTATTTGTAAAAATTAAAGAGTTGCCTATGGTGATGGTGATGTTATACGCCTCACTAGGTTCGGTATTACTTTATGAATTTGATATTATGCCATTCATTGTTGAACTTGCTGGAAGTACTTCAACAGGTAAAACATTCACTTTAAATTTAGTAGCTAGTGTGTGGGGTACTACCGACCTCACAACTACATGGAGTTCTACTAGAAATAGCATTGAGGCTATGGCTGCATTTTTGAACTCTTTTCCAATGTTTAAAGATGATACACGTAATATATCACCTAATTTTATTGCTAATGCAGTCTACAACTATTCAAGTGGTGAAAGTAAAAGTCGAAGTAATAAGAATTTAACTATTGATGAAAAGAAAGAATGGAAAAATATCATGCTTTCTACTGGTGAGGCCTCAATTACGAATATGGCAGAAGATAAAGCGGGGGTATCGGCTCGTGTCGTTACTTTAGAAGAACAACCTTATCCAGATAATTTTGATTTCATCTCATTAGATCATAAATTTAGAGAGAATTACGGAACGCTAGGAATTGAATTTTTTAAACAATATCAATCAAAAAAAGATGAGTATAAAGAAAGTTTTGAAAGTTACTTAAGATACTTTAATGAAAAAGGTATCAATGAAGTAATGCAACGTATTGGGAAGTGCTTTGCCTTATTACAGCTTACTGGTGAAATTCTTAATGATATAGATGGCTTTGAACATGATTACTATAAAATCATTAATCAAGCATATGAAAATATGTTGAAGAATAATAAAACGATAGATAAGCCTAAACAAATGCTTGAGGATATGCTGCAATATTTAGACGCTCATCGAAATAATATAACTGGCGATGGATATAGTCACGTAAAAAATGGGGAGATTAAAGCAGTATATAAACGTGGTTACCTATGTATTTTAGGCGATACAGTCAAAGATATATTAGGTCATGAAATGTACACCATAACAAAAGAATGGGATAAAAAAGGTTATTTAGTTAAAAATGAAAAAGACCGTCTACAAATGAAGATTAGTAATTCAAATATTAAACATAGAGGTTTTGCTATAAAAAATGAAATAGTTAAAGAACTAGGGTTCGACTTTTCAAGTTCAAACTATCCTTATTCAGATTATTAATAAGTTCCCAATAGTTCCCGTTAGTACCCATTCAAAAGATACAAACGGGAACTCAATAAATACTATATTATCAGGCTTTAAGTCTAATAGTTCCCGAAGTTCCCACTTATATATAAATAGTATATGTGATTAAAAAATAACTAGAGTAATTAATTATAAAATACAAAACAATAAAAAATAATTAACGGGGACAACGGGAACTAATTTTGCTCAAGCCATATATATCAAAGGTTTAGACAGTTCCCGATAAAAAATTGATGTGGGAACTTAACGAGGAATAATTCCCAATTATTAAATATGGAGGTCAAGTATGCCTACAATTACAGAAATAGGACACCAACAATTTAAGATGTTTATAAATAATAATAAATTTCAGCAGCATGTGAAGAAGGAACAAGAAAACATGGCTAAAGGTTTGATTATTAGTCTTTTGACTAATTCCACTAAAACTCACAAAATCTTTATTCAAGAAGTAATTTTGTTAAACAAGAAATATTATCTCTATTGTATTGGTGGGGATATATCATTGATTACTAAAGATTTCAAAGCACTCATAAAGTTTAATATTAGAAAGCCTAATCCGTTACTTAAACAATATTTTAACAGTGATTGGATCATTGAAATAGATAATTTAAATTCGCTTAAAAAAGGACATGGCAAAATGCTATTAAAAGATATATTGGCAATTTCTACAAAACTAAATCTTGAGTCTTGTTTGTGGACTGAAAGCGAAAAAAATACTGAATATTTTAGAAAATATAAATTTGAAAGTATCGGCAAAGTGGGAAAAGATAACGAAAATTTGATGATTAGAAGAAAGGAACGTGTATAGTATGAACGTTGAAATTATAGCAAATGAATTTGAAACTAGAGCAGCAACATTATTAAGATATTTTACTGGACTATGTGAAAGTAGTTATAAAGTACCTTTTGCATTTAAGATATATAACGATCCGTTTAATGTTGTGTATCTGATGAGCAAAGGGAAGATGTATGCTCATGTATTGATAAAAGATTGTGAAGTGAGAAAAACTTTTGAGATTGCGTCAGAAAAGCATACTGAGAAACTTATAGAGAGCATTGAGGGGCATTATGCTGGTTACGAAATGCCAGATGGCACACATGACACTATAAGCGATATGATGGCTAGTTTCATGTTTGATAATGATTATTTTATGTATGGACTTGAGACGTTCGCAGAAAGTAATAATAGTGACATGTTCGACTACATGAGTAGAGATTTCAATATAGATGAACTTGAGGGCGTTCAAACTAGTAATGCAGATGTTATAGGTAATATGGAAATGTTGTATCAGTTAGCTACTGGAATTAATAAACCTGCACCAGAATTAGTTGAGGGCTTGAAAATTATTACTGAGTTTATCCAGAACGAGAAGGCGAATGAAGATGATAGTAAGGCATTGATTAAGCGACTGAATGAATTGAAACAGTCTTATTACAATGGAGTGAAAGCGTAAATTTATAGGTCATGCACTTTAATAGGTGCATGGCTTTTTTAATGCTAAATAATGCCAATTTTTCAAGGGGATAAAATTGATTTTAATATATCTGAAATAATTAGCAGAGTCCAAATTTGGACTTTGCAAAAATACAAAGGTTATACAAAGGTAACTAAGAAAAATTGATAAGGTTTAATAAGGTTAGAAGAAAAAATAAACTAAAAAAAGCTAAGTGTCCAAAATTTCACAAAGGGCAAAAATACGCTCTTTTATAGAACATTTGTTCTTATTAGGGGAACTTGTGAAAGTGTATGAAAATCTTTATTAATATTGTTATATCAGTGTTTAATCCGGATGATAATAAATAATTAAAATCAGCAAAAAAGAGAACATAAGTTTGCTTTTTAGGGATAAAATTAGTATAATAAAGGTAGTAAGAATTCTCTTTTTGAAGTAAAAAACTACTCCTTTTTACATTTTTATTACGTGTAACGTCCATCGAGATAAAAAAAATGGAGGTTATAACCGTGAAAGTAATTGAAAAAGAAAAAATAAAGGTACCAAACGAATATTTAAGGATTTATGATACTATTCAAAACTCAAAAGATAAGTATATAACTAAGTCCAAGATACTTAACTTAATGGGGTATGAATCCAACTCAACTAATGAAAGATGGTTAAGAAATGCTATTAGTAAGCTGATTGATGATTATGGTTACCCGATTGGGTGCAGCTATAAAAAGAACGAACGTGGTTACTATATCATCACTACTAATCAAGAAAAGCACCAAGCAATGCAAAGTCTTAAGAAGTTAGCAGACGGTAGTATGAGACGCTATGAGGCTTTAAAACGTATCGAATTATAAAATTAAAACGAAAGAGGTTTATATATGTACAATACAAACGCAGCCAAAACAGGAAGTGCTTACGACGTACTTTTTAATGATCGAAAATACAAAGATTTATTGGATAAAGTAGATGAATTTTTAGAAGAAACATTTATTATGTATCAACGTGGGTATAGATTAGATGCGATTGATGAGAAACAAAAACCGAAAGTAACTCAAATTGAAAATGAATTTAAACAATTTGCTAGTGATAAGATTAAGAATATTGAAAGTAGATTAGAAGAAATCGAAAAGGAATCGACAACCGAAAATATTTCAAACCCACAAGCTGAATTAATTAATAGACAAAATTTAAAAGCTCGACTTTCTTTTTACGATAACTCAGAAATCATTGAGTATGTCAGAAATGCTGACCCTAAAGAGATAGGTGTATATGAATTAAGTTTATTACAAAATATTTATGAGAATCGTTTTTCTGAAAATGAGCAAGGGCAAATTTCAGGTACTTTCACACAATTAAAAAGAATGGTTTTACACCCGTATGAAAATAATGAAGAATATAACGATTTAGCATATCAATATAATATTTTAAGACAAATCGGTATGGAGAACAGAGGTTCAGTCATTAACAAAGATAAAGACGGTTACGTTGTTATCAAACCATTGGCAGACAGATATAACGAGCAATTAAAATATGCTAAAGCTAAAAAAGATGGTGCAAGAAAGCAAGCCTACGCTTATAGACAATAAAACATTACTCAAATGCCTATCCTTTATTGGGTAGGCTCATTCTATATAATGGGGGTATCATTGTGGACGAAAATATTAGTGCACCATATCAACAAACAAAAATCTCAGAATATGAGTTGTTGACCAAATACAATCCAAAGTATATCAATTCTAAAATTAAATTAGCCCAGTCACATATAAGCGAAATGTATCACTTAAGCACTTCGATAACGACATGTGACGATATTATGGGAGTGATTTCTGTCTCATATCCAGTTGATAAACTTGTGATATGGATTTGTGAAAAGAAAGCTGATTTGAAACGATTTAAAAATGATTCATTGGTACGTCTATCCTTATTAAAGCAGGTGCTAAATACCTATACAAAAGAAGAACAACAGCAGGTGGTTAGATACATGCAATCACATGGACGTATAAAAGAACACAGGCTCATTGAACGTTTGCAGGTAGATTTGTTCAACGTGGGTCATGGTAAGCCTTTAACTAAGGCTAGTGAACCCCAACAAGTAATGGTGGTGTGATTATGTTTGTTGGTGATAAAGAGACGCTTAAAACATTTATATTAAAGTACCATAATAATGTGGATGATGATTATAAGGATGTATCAGCTAATGATTTCTTTACGTTAAATGATGATGTAGACGAATATTCATATCAAACAATTAATGCAGATGACCATATATTTATGAATGACCTGGATATCCTGGTTGATCGTATTGCAGATTTTAGAGAATACAATATTTTTATGTTTCTATGTAATGGACGCACATTTGGTGATATAGCTCAAATACTAGAAATATCTAAAACAAGAGTCCAACAGTTATTTGATGGTTTATTAAATAAAATTATAGAAAATAAGGAGTGATTCAATGGACAAACTAACGCCTAAACAAGAACGTTTTGCGAATGAGTATATTAAGACACTCAATGTTACTCAAAGCGCTATAAAAGCAGGATATAGCCCTAATAGTGCACATGTAACGGGTAGTAGGTTGCTGCGCAAAGAGAAAGTGGACGAATACATTAAAAGTAAGAAAGATGAGATAATGGACGATACCATTTTATCTGCAAAAGAAATATTGTATCTATTAACACAATCAGCTATTGGAGACGAGACAGAGACTAAAGAGGTTGTGGTTAAGAAAGGGACATTCCAACGTAATCCAGACACTGGACGCATGAACCTTGTGTATAATGAGCATGTGGAAAAGGTAGACGTACCTATTAAGCCTAGTGACCGTTTAAAAGCACGTGATTTATTAGGTCGTTATCACAGTATATTTACAGATAAAGTAGATGTGAATATGGTTACTCCTGTTTTTGTAGATGATATAGGTACCAATGAGGACTGGTAACCATGTGTGATACTGCCGATAAATTAAATATGATTAGCATTGAAGATATGTATAACAGAGCAATGGCGATAAAGAAATGTTCCGTCATCTATTACGATGATCTTATGAATGATAAAGAGTGTGCAGTGTGGCATACGTTGAGTAAAACACAAAAAGGTTTAGGAGTAATACTACCGTTTAACTTAATGATTGCAAGAAACGGTGTAGATAGGCGCATAGTACCATCTATAAAATTAAATGATGATAGGATATTTATTTATCCGAATAGATAGCGTTGGGCTTATTTACGATAGGGTTGATGTGAACAAAGTTGTACCTACGTTTATTGATGATATAGGGAGATTTGAAGAATAATAGAAGAAAATGGAGTTACACTCCATGCTTTTAATATTACTAAGAAATCATTCTGCTTTTTGATATAAATAAAGGCCTTCTCTATTTTTCATAGAGGAGGCTTTGTTATTAAATATGAATATGTCCTTTTGAGTAATGATATTTTCTAGGGCTTCTTGGAGGAATAAAAGCTCTTGCCATAGTCAATAAGCCCACTTTACCAAATAGCATAACAATCACGATAATTAGTTCTGTTAAGCCGTTATATTCAGATGTTAGATCCATAGTCAAACCAACAGTCCCAAAAGCGGATATAACTTCAAACAATATTTTAACTAATGGTATGCTTGGATTAATAATTGTTAATAAAAAAGTAATAACGAATATGAAAATAATAGAAATGGTAATTGTCACGATAGATAGTTTAATATATTTGTCAGATATTTCTCTATTAAATAAAGAGACAGTATTTTCTTTACATATAGCATTTAAAACAAAAATAAAAACTATTGCAAATGTCGTTACTTTAATACCTCCAGCAGCACTAAGAGGCGCTCCTCCAATAAACATAAGTGCCATTAATAATAAAGCGGTAGGAGTTTTAATATTTCCCATATCAATACTATTGAAACCGGCTGTTCTTGTCGTTACCGATTGAAATAAGGCATTACCTATTTTTTCAATCAATCCCATATTATTTAAAGTATTGGATTGTTCTAATAAAAAGAATAATATAGCGCCAAAAATAATTAAAATAAAAGTAGTTGAAAGTACCACTTTTGAATGAAATGAAAGCTTATTAAGTTTTTTGCAGTTAATCAAATCAACAAGTACGAAATGTCCTAATCCACCTAGAACTATTAAAAAGGGGACAGTAATAATAACTACTGGATCGTTAGAAAAGTCTATTAGATTATTTTTAAATAAGGCAAAACCAGCATTATTAAAAGCTGATACAGCAGTAAATAAACTTATGAATAATCCCTGTCCAATTCCAAATTTAGGTATAAATGATAGACTTAAACAAAATGCACCTATCAACTCTGTAATAAAACTATAAATCGCTAAATGCTTAATTAATTTGACAACTCCTCCAGCTTCATCTATATTCCATGTGACCATAATTAAAAATCTGTTTTGCAGTGAAACCTTTTTATTTAAAAACACAAATATGAGCATTGTTACGGTAACAATACCAAGCCCACCGATTTGTATTAATAATAATATAACTACTTCTCCAAGTAGGTTAAATTGGGCTCCTATATCAACTGGAGATAAACCCGTAACAGTGAAAGCGCTAGAAGCAATAAAAAGAGCGTCTATAAAGGTTATAGGTTTTTTACCAGTATAGGGTAAATAAAGTAAGATAGCCCCTACAAGCGTCGTTGAAAAAAAGAGCATTAAATAAAAGTACAATGATTTATTAGCTTTACTCAT